CTTTAGACCATGTTAAATTTGTAATATCTGTATCTGGATTAGCATTCTTGGAAATACCATATTTTGTTTCACCGCCCGAATCGTCGGGATCATTTACATAACCTACAGCCTTTCTCTGTTCAGGTGTAGAAATTAATCCAGCTTCTACTTCTGGTGTAACTTTCCAAAATCCACCTACCTCGTATAGCATACAATGATTAATAGCAATTTCGAATGCATCTGTAAACATATATCTCCAATCTTAGTTTGCTATTTATCTAAAGGTAAATATAATAAATAGGGATTTAATATGGCAACAGGCAAGGTTAATGGAAAAAATAAAGGCAATACGTTTGAACGCAAAATTGCAAATCAATTATCTGCAAGATTTAAAGAATTTTTAGGTATAGATACAGGATTCAGACGAAATTCGGATAGTGGTAGTTATTTTGGCGGTAAGAATGTATTCAGAGTGCAAAAACACGACTTAGATCATGCTATATTTGGAGATCTGATGTGCCCGTTAAATTTTAAATTCTCTGTAGAATGTAAGCACTATAAGACTGCGCCGTCATTTCAATCTGTTATAAACAAAGAAGTTACACAATGGGACGGGTGGATTAAACAGGTAGAACAAGATTCTACAAGTGCCGGAAAATTACCATTGCTTATAATAAAATATAATAATGTACCGGAATTTGTATTTGTTAAGAATAAGTTAGAGATAGACGAAATATTTAAATATAAAGACTACTATGCTTATACATTGACTAATATGCTAATATTAGATAATAAGATATTCTTTGATTAATAAATTATTTCCGACCTTTATTTAATATCGGATAACTTCCGGTTTTTTCTTTAATGAAGTCTAAGTATATTACTTCCAAATCCTTATGAAATGAATGATATATAATTTCTTGTTGTTCGCCGCCAAAGATAGCTACTACACCACCCAATACCTCACACTTTTTAACCCAAAAAGAAACAGTACTGCCATTATCTAAGTACGGTTGCAATGCAGTTCGTATATTTTGGTCAGTCTCATCACCCTGTATATATCTACCTAAGCGACCTTTTGTGCTGGCTGTAGGGTGTTTTTGTTCTGCGCTAGTTCGGTAACCTAATAAATTACCTGTTTCACCTACTTTAAATATAATATCATCTACAGTAAGCATATAAAGCCAACTCTTATGATTGTCAAACATGATATCTTCTATTATATCGATATACTTCCACTTTTTTTCAGTAGCTTCTATATTACATATATTGCATACTTTAGTAAAGCCGTCTGCCAGATAAGAATTTATATGAAGTGCTCTTGCACGCTCAATCTCTTTTTGTTCAATCTCTAATTGAATCTTTTCATTTAATAAAGCATTGATTAGTCGATCTATTTCTTCTATTCTTAGTGAGTCCACGTATTTTATCCCTTATAGTGCCAAGAAGTTCAGTGTAAGCTCTATATCAATAGAAAATCAAGTTATTCTTCTACTTCGTCTGCATTTTCTATGCTTGTAAACCCGTTTTCTTTAACAACCTTTAGCACATTTGTAATTCGACCGACTAATTCGTCTCTGTGAGAAATTAAATAAATGTTTCTCTTATGATCTCTTGCCATCTTTTTCAGTATGGCTAATGCGGCTTCCACACCTGCCGAGTCTGTTCCATTATCTAATAGTTCGTCGATGAACAATAAATTAATCTTATCATTCATAGATTCGAAAACATCTCTAAATGCCCACGATAGAGAAAGAATTAATCGAGTTCTTTCCCCTCTACTCAGATTATCAAAGTCGAACTCTTTACCGTACATAGCAATTTCGACCTCTAAATCTGATTTAAATTTAACTGAATGCGGCAATCCGATATTTGTAAGGTAATAAGATAATCTATGATTTAAGTATGTAAGATTTTGATCGATTATTTTCTTACGAATAAAACTATCCTTGCTCACCAACAACTTCAATAAGAAGTCTTGGTGATCTCGTAAACTTACTAACTCATTCATTTTCGTAAAATCTATCACTTGCAAGCCATCTTTTCTTAATGATTCTATCTGATCTACGTACGGGTTGATAGTTGCTAATTCGCTTTCTAAGCTATTGCCTAACGTACTGAGCGTGGTTTTATGATTATATGCTTCGTCTAATGTATTATAAAATGTATCTTTTAAGGTAGGAATGATAGATTTTACAGAAGTCGCTAGTGTTGCTACTTCTTCTTTCTTTAATTTCTTATCTGCAAGGGTCTTATGTTCATCCGCTTGGCGCGTGACATACTCATTATGCACTTGCTCGTGGGTATCTTTATCCATTTCCTGGCTACAGGTAGGACAAATCTTTTCTACAGAGGATGACAACATTCGGTCTAGTCTGGCAAGAGATTTCGTAGATTCTAAGACATCTTTTTCTAAAGTTGTTAATTCTCTAGTTAACGACCTATACTCGGCAGTTAAATCTTCCACTTCTTTCTTAGACTTATGAAGAACAATTTCTTCATCTATATCTACAGACATTAGTTGAAGTATAGATGCTTGTAGATTGCTTATTCTTTCATTTTTATTTTCATCCCAGGCAGCCGACTTCGTCTCGAGCCCGAGAATATTTTGATTAATTCTCGTATTCGCCGCCGTCGTCGCAGCGATACGAAACTCCTCTTCCTTAATTTCATCTTTTGTAACCTTCGATTCTTCTTTTAACTTCTCTGCCTTTTCCGACAGCTTTGTTATACCGAGCAATTGTTCGATGATAACACGTTGCTCGTTTGTCTTCAATGCTAAAAAAGGCTCTACATAAGTATTTAAAGCAAGAACATGTCGAAACATATCGTGTGTTATTCCGACTGTTCTTACTATTTGCTCTTGTGTGTTACGTCCCTCACCCTGTGACTCATCTATATCTTTTGATTTATCAGTATCGTCGTCCGGTAATTCTTTTCCATCTTCGATAAACTTAAATATATTAGGGCGTCTACCACGTTTAATAGTATATCCTGTACCACTTATATTAAATTTTAACTCTACCAACATATTTTTCATGTTAGTTTTATTAATAAGATTATCTTTCTTTATGTTTGTTAGCGCAGTTCCATATAGTGCATAACTCAGTGCATTAACAATAGAGCTTTTACCAACCCCATTTCTATTATCGTTACCGCCTAAGTCAAGATTTTCACCTAATACAAGAACTAAATCGTCCTTACTGAAATTTATTGACTGAGTAACGTTTCCTATACTCATAAAATTCTTAATTGTTAAACTGTTTAATTCAAGCATTAATTACAACCTGTCATATATTTCGATTAATTTAGCACTCTCGAAAGATCCGCCTACAATACTTAATAATTGTTCTACAACAATAGTATCGACAGTCTTCATAGTAATATCTGTTTCGGCTATTACAGTACTCTCGTCCTGATTACGAATAAGTTTAAATTCTCTTATATCGTATTGATCTAAAAATATTTCTCTTAAAGATGTAGCTTCCTCATACGTAATATCGACGTCTAGTACCACTTGTAAGTGTGTTTTTGGAATAAGATAGATATCTGGATTAGCTAATAAAGATGATAAACTAATATTAATGAAGCGAGGCCCATTTGTATAGTTTATATATTCGGGTTCGCTATCCCATTCCATATACATCGCGCCACGGTCGAAGTCCCAGACGTCCGAGAAATTATGCCCAAACGGATTACCTATGTAATTTACATTACCTTTGGTTTGTCGCAAATGAAAGTGCCCCGAAAACACATAATCTTGATGATCAAAGTGTGTTGCATTAAGCATACCGTGATCCGGCATGTCTATCATAGCATTCATTTTAAATCCAGGCAATTCCAGATGCCCAAACAAATATTTTGTTTTTATTTCTGCTACTTCTTTCCACTCGTCTTCTACGAGCCACGGTATTAAAGCAACATCACCAATAGTTGTCGGTTCGTCTATTAATACAATATTAGGAAAAAGAGAGGCAAACTTAGACGAAGTTACTGATCTGTTTTCTCTAAAATATAAATCGTGATTACCGACTATAAAATATGTTTTATCAAAGCTATTATTCAATATATGCATAGCATCTATCATAAAGCCTTGTGTTTGTGCATTTATACTGTTACGGTGATGATGGAAATCACCCATGAAGATGCAAGTCTCTGCACCCTTACTTCTGGCAGTTTCTACAAGCCAACGAAGAAAGTCTAAACAATCTTCATTGTGCTCTTTAGAATTATGTCTCAGTCCAAAGTGAATGTCAGTAAATACAACACATTTTTTAAATAGATTATTCAGCATCTGACTTATGCAATTCTTGAGCGTCTTCTCGTAATTGCCTAATTTCTGATTCAATTTCTAATTGTCGTGTAAAGCTAGGGTTTGCTCCGCTATCTATCAATAAGTCATCACGTAGGTCTTGATTTTTCTTTTCTAAATTAAGAATACGTGTAAAACTATTCTGTAAAGATTGGGTATAATAAGAGAACGGGTTATCACTTCTCTTTTCGTCAAACTGTAGACCCATTTGTGCTAATTGTAAAAGTGCCTGACCTTTCATCTCGTCAATATAAGTATAACCGCGCCAGTTGCCTCGCTGTCCATACTTATTAACCATAAGGATGAACATCTTGGCTAGCTTATTTGTGATAGAACCGCGCTCTAAATTAAATTTGCCTGCTTTTGAGTGCGATCTCCCCACTTCTTTGGCAATGCCTTGTTCTATGATATAATGCATGAATGGTGCAAAATTTAATTTTATGTGATTATCTGCTTGACTTTTAGGATTTTTCTTTCGGCCAGGCGCAAGTGGAATATGTTCATATGTTAGAACCCTGTAGACTAAATCATCTACGGGAATTGTGTCCAGCTTAATTTTATATTCTGCTAATCTGGGACGCTCTGTTCTTGAAGTATTATTTGCTAATGCTTCAGCAAACGCCGCAGCGGCTATTCTGGCTGCTCTTACTGCTTTAGCTTTTTCTTGAGTTTCACTTAGAAATATCTCGTCGAGTTCGTCCAGAATAATATCATAGTCACTGTATTTCTGATCCGAATATTCACAGAAAGTATTCTTACTTTGATGAATCTCTTTTAGCATATCCTTATTGTTTAAGTAATTAATTTTCTTAACCGGAAATACCGACGTGGTATGCACCACAGGTGTTTCGTCATCATCTTCAAAATCTATAGAACCAATCATATTTTCTCCTAAATCAGTGTTTTGTACAGTATAGCAAAAGAGCTTCGGTGTGTCAAGGGTTCCACTATTAACATGTCTGTTTATAACCTTGATAAATAAGCAAGTTAGGAGAATAAATCAATGGGACAACAAGATCAGCGTGCGCGTCTACAGCCAAAATCTTTGCAAAACGAAGATATACTTGGCCCACGAGATCCGTCAAATATTTTATTTCCGTTATGGTCAACACGTGGTGTTCTATTTCCATATACTCCTTCTGTTGCTACAGGAAACGTTGTGGAGTACGATCCTACTAGCTTTATTCATTCTAACTACGGTTATAATGCATATGTCAGATCTTATCCTAAACCGATAAGCATTTCTGCAGAATTTACCGCACAGTCAAATAATGAAGCACTGTATTTATTATCAGTGATACATTTCTTCCGGTCCGTTACGAAAATGTATTTCGGCATTAATCCTTATAATAAGGCAGGAACACCTCCACCAGTCCTTATATTTAATTATTTAGGGGATTATCAATTTAATAATGTACCAGTAATCGTTAAGAATTTTGAATATACATATCCTGCAGATATAGATTATGTACCAGTTAATACAGTGGATAATCTTGCATATTCCGGCGGCATGGGAGTAAGTTTACCTGCCGGCAAAAATGGAGGTTATACATGGGTTCCCACACATTTAACAGTACAACTAGATTTAGACACACAATACATACCTATCAAACTTAGAAACGAGTTTAATCTGGACGAATTTAGGCAAGGTAAATTAATTAATAAGGGATATATCTAATGGCACAAAATTCTAAAGATACAAGTCAATATACATCTACGCCGATTAGAGATTGGTACTTAGATATATGGGAACCTAGATCGGTTTCTAAAAATGATTATGATGCAATATTAATAATACCGCCCGAATTTAATCAAAGGCCTGACTTATTAAGCCAACAAGAATATGGTACACCAAGACTTTGGTGGGTATTTTGTTTAAGAAATCCCGATTTAATTATAGATCCCATTAATGATTTTGTTGCAGGATTAGAAATTTACGTACCAAATAATATACTAAAACAATAATATGCCAAAAGATTTTATGGCTCCTGTGCCTGACAAACAGACTTTTGTGGTTAACGGTCAGGTAGTAGATAAAGCTACATACGACAAGAATAAAGCAACAATCGATCAGACAGTTGCCGGTATTAATGGCGGTGTCAGTACAACACCGCCCGTAGTTAACAAAATAACTACCTCTCCCATGGCACCGGTATCGAATAATGGGGTAGTAGCAAATCCTCAGAAACCATCATTTAACGCCGCGAAAGATTCCCAAGCTTCGTATGATAATGGTAGCGCATATGCTAATACCGGCGCTCGAGAGCAGGTCACGCTTGCATTTAGTCCAAATATGTTAGATAATTATGACGTATATACATATCATTGGAAACTTTTTATGGTGCCGTTATCGCTTGCGACTAGCGGTGCAGTATTAGATCCGTCAGTACAAACAATAATTGCTGAAAGTGGTGTATCGGACCTAACAATAGACAAAGTAGAAGTGCAATGTATCTGCACACCGTCGGTAGAAAGTGGGTCGGGGACAATGACTCATGTTAAGTTTGAAATTGTCGAACCTTCAGGTGCTGGATTGATAGATAAGATATTCTATCAATCTGTTGCATTAGGTATAGGTAGCTGGACAGTTAATCCTTATTATTTACAATTAGAATTCAGAGGTAGGGATCCGAATACAGAAGAAACAATAATTAATGGTGGCCCAACAGGTATAGGATCACTGAAGTGGGTTTGGCCTATTAGATTGGGCAACGCAAAAGCAAATGTTACCACGGTTGGTACTAGATATGAATTTGAAGCAACATTGTATGACGAACAAGCACAAGCAAATTCTAATTTTGCTCTTATGCAGAATGTTGTATTGAATAAATTAACAACATTCGGCAGTGCAATGCAAGAATTAGAAGATAAATTAAACGCCGACCAATATGAAAAGTTAATAGATAATTATAGTATTCCAGATACATATAAGATTGTTGTAGATTCAGAATTAAAAAAGATATTATTAGTAAATCCAGACCATACTAAGAGTACATCTCGAAATTCGGATTATGTTGATTTATCTAAAAAGACAGCCCAGTTTAACTCCGGTACAGGCATAGATAAGATTATAGACGGACTTTTAGGCAGTACATCTGAATTTCAAATGAAAGTACAAGGTTCGGACGCGCCCGCCTCGGAACCAAAGTCTATTAATGCTGAAAAGAGTCAAATGAAGAAACTTTGGAGAGTTGTTACAGAAACTAAACCTATTGCGTTTGATGCATTGAGGCAGGATAACGCCAACGCATTCACAATCTTTGTTGCAAAATACGATATAGGTATATTAGATGCTACTCCTGCCCAAACTGGACAAACTCCTGATACAAAACCTGCGGAGAAGAGAAGATTTAAAGAATATGTTAGAAAGAAAATATTAAATAAAAGATATAATTATATATTCACTGGATTAAATGACCAAGTAATAACATTAGACCTTAACATGAACTATGCCTTTGCAGCGGCTCTTTCAAGATTTGGTGGTATCTATTTCGATAGTGCCACAACGACTAAAGGTATATCTCAACAAGATAACGCCGAAAATGAAAAGAAGGCATCTGAGCAGGTAAGACAAACACTTCGATTTATAAATGATGCAAGTCCCAGTACTAACACCGATTCAAAAATAGCAGAGGCCAAGAAATCAATTGCTAATTCTAAGATAGACGACACATTAAAGGCCAAATATACAGTAATATTAGATAATGCTAAACCAGCACAACGGAAGGCTCTCACAGCACAGGCACAGGCTACTGGCGGAATGGATGCTAGTGGTAAATTTGATACATCGGTAGCAAATGCAACAAAGACATCATTGGCATCACCGACAACAGCTGGCCTGACTTTTGTTTCTGACGTTAATATTAATTCTCCTTCGTCCAAACAAGCAAAAGCGCAATCAGAGTCTATCAGAAAAGGTAAGTTACGCCCTATACCTTATAAAGAGGTCCCGCAGGAGAGTAATTTCAATGGTATAGATCCTAATAGTGATGCAGGCCGAGCAAGAACATCTAGTATGTTTGCAACAGCATTATATTCGGGTGGTACTGATGCCAGTATGCAACATATAAAACTAACAATTAAAGGAGATCCATTTTGGTTATTTCCTAGAAGTTTAGCCACAGATGTAAAAGTGCTGCCTTATAAATCTAACATGTCCGAAGCCGATGCTATAAAAGATATAAAGAGTGCTCATATTACACAACCAGACTCAGTTAATATATTTGGAACAGATAATTTCATTGTTGTGAGATTTAGAACTCCCAGAGTATACAATGATGCCACCGGATTAACAGACCCAATTGATGCATTCACTGAAATAGAAACATTTAGCGGAGTATATAAAGTAGTTAGGGCGGTTAGTAAGTTTGAGGTAGGAAAATTCATACAAGAACTAGAATGTATAATAGACCCTGTCATAGACTTACAGAACTTCTTAGCAGATATAGATGCAGCGACCAAACAACCCGACGTCGAGTTATTCCCGACAAATATGCCAACATCCTCTACGAAAACTCAACGATTAGCGAGTACGTCGGCGCCACCTGGCGAGACAAATACATTAAGAGATGCGAAAGGCAATGTTATTAATAAAAAGTAAAATAATGGATAAAAATGTCATACTTAAATACTACAGCTAGAACAACAAAACCGATACCTAATAGTTCGTTTCAGGCTGCTGGGCGATCTGCATCCTTAAACGGTGTATATTTAGGATTTATTAAAGATACTACCGATGTTCAAAGGAATGGTCGATTAAAAGTATGGATTCCTGAATTTGGTTCTGCACCCGATAATGCCGAAGGGTGGATTCCAGTTAATTATTGCTCTCCATTTGCAGGAGCAACAAATGTAGATACAATCAGTAAGACAGATACTCATACTTTTGATAAGACACAAACATCTTATGGTATGTGGATGATACCGCCGGATATTAATAATGAAGTATTGATAATGTTTATTAATGGCGACTCTTCTAGGGGTATTTGGATAGGATGCCTGTATAATCAATACATGAATAATATGGTACCCGGCATGGCCGCCGACAGTAAGAATTGGGAGTATCCTGGTAAAGTTATCCCTGTGGCAGAATACAATAAATGGGATGAAGTAGATGTCCCCGACCAAGCGAACAAACCTTACGAAAAAACAAAATTTAAAGGAGTGGGAAATCAGGGATTAATTAACGATAGGGGCCGAGGAACAACGACATCTAGTGCTAGGCGCGAGGCGCCTAGCAGAGTTTTCGGTATAATTACACCCGGCCCTCTTGTCGATAATAATACAACATCGGACAAATTTAGAAGAAAAGGTGGATCATCATTTATTATGGACGACGGAGACGGCACCGAATATGTTGAACTAGCAACTAAAACAGGTGCAAAAATTCGATTAGATGAAACAAACGGATTTGCTTATATAATCAATCGCGACGGTACTTCGTGGATTCAAATGGATCAGAAAGGTAATATCGATATATTTGGGGCAGGTGATGTGTCTGTTCGTGCCCAAAGAGACTTTAATGTTCGTGCAGATAGAAATGTTAATATAGAAGCGGGTCAAAATATATTCATGAAGGCTGCTAAAGATACTGTGCAGGAAACTACTGTATTCACATATGATGTGAATAATATTCCCAAAACAAAAACAATACCCGTCTGGAATTATAAAGGGGAAGGTCGAGGACAGGGCGGTAATATCGTTATGCAGGCACTGAATAATTGGCATAGCACAACAGAAAATAATGCGTTCTTAACAGTTAGAAATAATAATATGGATATTGATATCGGTAATGCATTTAGTCTTACCACTATAGCTGCCGGTCAAGATTATAATGCTAAATTAGGTATTAAAATGTCCACACAAGCTTCGATAGACTTAGTTGCAACAAATAATATCAGAGTAGGTGCAAACGGCGGTATATCGGTAGTGGGTATGGGAGACGTTGTGTTATGCACAAGTTCGAATTTAAGTCTAAATTCTGTAGGTAATATGGTAGAGACTGCTGGCGGCGAAATGTCACTTAATGCTACTGAACTTATTATAGGTATGCATGTCGATGCTCCTAGTATAAATGCACCCGTAATGACATCTAATTCTGTATGTGATGATCCCGATGGCGGTGGCGGGCACCAAACAACAGGGCCTCTGGGCGGCGGCGCCGGCCCTGTTCCGGCCCCGTTAAGTCCACTTGTTGCAGAACCTGCCATGACATCCGGTCTGGCAAAACCTGCAGAAATAAAAGAACTTGTTGAGAAAATTAATATTCTTGCAACATGGGTGCCTACAGTAACATATCCTAAATGGAAACAAAATACAGCATATAAATCAGGTAGCCTTGTTACATATAACAGTATTATCTACATATGTAATGCAGGTGGCACACCAGCATCAATGACATTCGATTCTGCAAAATGGACTATTCTTATACCCGAAGATAAATTCAAGAGAAAATCTGAATCATTAGAAACAACACTTTCCAGATTACCGACATACGAGCCGTGTCCGGAACACGAAAACTTTAGTTTCGGATCTATCGGCGGTTATGAACCTAAGCAAACAGAGGCAGCGAAAACGTACAATGGATCGGGTGGCGCAGGCGGAGGAGCAACATCTTCGCCCGCCCCTAATACCGCACCGGGCGCCAATAACAAAGATATTGCACCTGTACCTGCAGATGATAGTGTTTTGACTAAAGACTTTAATATGGCAGCATATCAGTGTGAACTGAAGATAAATGAGGGTGTTAAATATGTTTCATATAAAGATACAAAGGGTTTACCTACCGGTGGCATAGGTCATTTATTAAGAACGAACGAAATATCACAATATCCTGTTCCTACTACAATATCTGAAGCACAAGTTAATACATGGTTTCAACAAGATGCACCTGTTTCTATTAGCGGCGCACAACGATTATTAGGTATGGACTGTTGGACCGGATTAACAGATATTAGAAAACGTGCGTGTGCAGACTTATGTTATAATATGGGAGAAGGCGGATTGAGCAAATTTAAGAGTTTTTTAGCAGCAATGAAAGCAGGAAACTTCGATGAAGCCGGTGCTCAATTAAAGAGTTCTGCATGGTTCAATCAAGTAGGCCAGCGCGGACCGAGGATTATAGCAATGATAGTACAAAACGTCGACAGCAATGGTTGCGACAAAAAATTCGCAGGATAATATATGGGATGTAAAGCACCAACAGTAGTAGTGGGCGGAGTAACAATATCAACAAGTGACGCCGAAAATGCACAGGCAATGTTAGAAGAACTTGGCGGCGATAATGGTGATCCCACATTCGACGAATATAATAGTAACATAGCCGGCGGCAATAATGCAAATAGTGCCAATGGCGTTCAGGTAGGTAATCCATCTACACAAACATCATTACCGGGGCCTAATACAACACCACCACTTACTTCCGATGATAAGGTTCCACCCGATACTCCCGGTAAACCTGTTACATGCGCGACGTGGTCGGGTAACTATGACGATCAATTAAGTCCTAATTTTAAAGTTAGAGACTATACAGTTAATGCATTTTTTCCTAATCAGTTAACTGATTTTGCTGGTCTAACAGCAAGTCAGCGATGTTGTAATCTACAAGCCCTTTCTGTTAATGTAGCAGAACCCTTACTTGCTAAATTCGGTAAATTTAGAATAAACTCTGCCATAAGAAATCAAGAAACTTGTCCGGGCCCCAATCATAGTCAACATACGCTCGGGATGGCAATGGATATACAATTTCCGGGATGGAGTCTAGACAAATACTGGGAAATGGCACCCTGGATTAGAGATAACATTCCTTACGATCAAATGATATATGAATATAGTGATAAGTCAGGATCTGTATGGTATCATTTAAGTTATAATCAGACAGGTAATCGAAAATCGGGCGATCCGTTAAAAGTTATGACAATGTGGCACAATAAATATGACCACGGCGGGCTAAAAAGGTACGCATAAACCCTACAATAAATACATATATAATTTTCTTGATAAATAACAGAAAGAGAATTATATGGCATCAAATCAGCGCGGGTTAGTTCAGAGAAACATTATAACAAGGAAGCCTTACTTTGTTGGATTCAACACGGTAGGACAGCTTAATCCTCCATATTCTTTAACAAATATCGACTTAGTAAAAAGAGACATCTTAAATCAGTTTGCTACACCAATGGGGTCAAGGGTAATGCTGCCCGGCTTCGGTACAAATATATACAATTATTTGTTCGATCCCTTCGACGAATATACTAAGAATGCTATCATCGAAGATGCCGTAAGAGTGGTGCAATCTGATCCACGTGTACAATTTGTGTCAATAGACGTTTTTCAGAAAGATCAAGCACTAACAATTGCCTTAATTTTACTATTTGTTCCGGAATCTGTAACAGATAATTTATTTGTATCCTTCTCACTTACAGATAAGGAATCTTTCTAATGAAATACATGTGCCTTAAATCAGGAAATATATAATGTCAGCATCAACAAGAACTTCTAATCTGTTTGCCAGTGAAGATTATCAGAAAATATTCAAAGCGTATTCCTTTATTGATTATACGGCATATGACTTTGATACATTAAAACAAGCATTAATAAATTATGTACAGACATACTATCCAGAAGATTTCAACGATTATATTGAAAGTTCAGAATTTATTGCTATTATTGAATTGCTTGCTTACTTTGGCACAAGTCTTGCATTTAGAACGGACTTAAATAGTAGAGAAAATTTCATCGATACTGCTGAACGCAGAGAAAGTATTATCCGTTTAGCACAAATGGTAAATTATGTGCCTAGACGAAATATACCTGCTAGTGGATTATTCAAAATAGCCGCAGTGCAAACTGATCAACCACTAATAGATGCCAACGGTGTAAATATTAACGACTACACAATTTACTGGAACGACCCGAATAATCCAGATTGGTTTGACCAATTTGTGCAAATTTGTAATGCAGCATTTAGTCAGACAAACCCGTTTGGTCGCCCAACTAAGAGCGGACAAATAGGTAATATTCCAACTGATTTATATCAGTTAAATAATGTAACACGATTAAACGTAACTTACCCGACTATTATTACAATTAATGGGCAGCAATATCCCGTAGATGTATGTAATCCGGATTTTATTCCTAATCAAACAATTTTTGAGAGAGACCCAGATCCTATCAATGCATTTAATTTTATATATAGAAATGATAGTTTGGGCGTGTCATCCGTAAATACGGGATTTTTCTTATATTTTAAACAAGGCAACTTAATTAATACTGACGTGAATTTTGAGTTTCCAGTGCCTAATAGATTATTTCCTATTGAAATACAAAATATTAATCAGGAAGATGTATATGTTCAAGAGACGGATCAGATCGGGAATGTAATAAATAAATGGAAAAGAGTTCCTGCACTTGCGGGAGAAAATGTTATATATAATAGTATTCAGTTTGCACAAAGAAATATATTTGATGTGCTTTCTGGCGCCAACGATACTGTTAATATAAGATTTGCCGACGGCAATTTTGGCAATGTACCTACAGGGTTATTTAGGTTCTGGACACGCATTAGTGCTAACCAAGCACTTGTTATTCGCCCGAACGATGCACAAGGTTTGCAAATTAATATTCCTTATATTGGTGTAGACCAACAATCTTATACTCTACGTATTGTTTTTAATTTGGAACAAACAATAGGTAATGCAGCAGCATCCGAAACCAATGAGCAAATTAAGCTACGAGCACCAGAGGTATTTTCTACACAATCTCGCATGGTTAATGGCAGTGATTATAATGTACTACCACTTATATACGGTAATCAGATTACAAAAATAAAGGCACTTGACAGAACATACAGTGGTCAAAGTAGGTATATAGATTTAAATGATCCTACAGGATTTCATAAAGATTTAATTATTTTCGGTCAAGATGGCGCAATATTCAGGGACAATCAAAATGTATTAACTGAAGTCATCAAAGACGATTCTAATGTAGGAACAATTAACACAATTATTACAGATACTATTCAGACAATGTTGCAAGATCCAAAAGTAAATACATTCTTCTATGATGAATATCTTCCACAATTTGAATCTAAAGTCAGAGTTAATCCGGCCGGCACTGGGTATTCTATACTGGATTTAAGTAATCCTGCTCAGTTGCCACTATATTGGAAATCGAGCCCTTTAAAATTTAAAAATAGTACAGGATATTTTACTAATTCTGTATTACCTACTGCACCCGGTGTACCACTTGTAAATACTTTTGATTCCGACAATATTCCTTTCGGCACATATCAGCCATGGGGATTTATAAAATCGGGTGCTGTACTTGTATTTACTAATCCGAGTGATCTAACAGTAACTAATTCTGCGGGTGTTAATAGTGTTGTAGAGGCCGGCGTGCCATCGGTTATTAATCCGCTTAACCCTTACGCAGATATAGGGCCGGTAGAGTTAGGTATAGAAGAAAACACAAACTATAAAGCAATAAAAGTATATCCTATTTTCAGAAATGCTTTAACCGATTCCGAATTATTAGAGATAGATGGCAGAATAACAGCAGGCATCTCTTTTTGGTTATATTATGATGTATTAGAAGACATATGGCATACATCTACTGCAACGACTCCCGGTTTATCTAATCAAGCAGATCAACCATGGGTATATGCTAATCCGGATTATGTCGGCCCACAAGAACAGATTTATTCTACAACTAATTGGCCATTAAATTCGGCCGGCGGCTTATTATATATTAGTATTGCAAGTGGAAGTATACCTGGAACAAAAATATTTGATTTAACAGCAAGAGGCAGAACATACGTGTTCGAATCATATAGAGATGTTAGATTTTATTGGGAGCCTGGTCAAGTTGTTGTCGATAATTCTTCCGGATTAGCATTAAGGGATTCTATAGAAATTATGCCGTTTGTTAATACAAATAGTACAATTGATAATAATTTGCCTGTAATAAGCGACCCAACATTATCTTTCTTATCTAAACAAGTAGAATTTAATATATCGGGAGTTTTCATTCAAGACGACGGTTGGCAAGATAGTGCGAAGGTAGAGGTATCGCTGGTAGATACTAACAGTGACGGTATAGCAGATAATCCCGCAGGCTTTGATAACATTGTTAGCCCGGAAGACCGAGTTGTATTTGAATTCTATACAAGCACTTTAACAGGTTATCAAAGTACACGCCCGTGGGTATCTATGTGGAATATAGAATTAACAAACGATTTATCCGACTTATATGTTTATTTTCCTGTAGATCCGACAGATAATACACAGAGATATAGCCCACCCTATATAGCAAATGCAGAATTAAGCGGTCTAGATATATTAGATCCCGGAACATATAAAGTATTACATCCTGGATTTGTATACGTATATATGGATGCAGTAGATTTATTGTTTATAAATAATCTATCTCAAATAGAATATACTGATCCGCTGACTACACCGACAATAACTATTGCAAACCAGTTAAGTGTTTTCTTTAATATGTGTGCATCAGACGATCCTTTAACACTGTTATTTCCGTGGTTAGTGGGTACAGAAACATTAGCTGACAAATCTAATATATTATCGACATATTTTACATCTAAGAGTTATTTACTAAACTCTACTCCGGGTTTTGGTATTTACTACGCTCTTCAGTTTGCAACAACAGGTAATACAGGGTATATAACTGGATATATTATAGAGAATTATATAGATACAAATCACTTCGATAAAAACGGCAAAGTATTCACGCAGAATATGTCAGTACCCACACTCGAACAATTGCCGCTATATTTTAAATGGAGTCATTATTCGCCGATAGATCAAAGAATAGATCCTTCTGTAACAAACATTATTGATATGATTGTGATAACAGATAGTTATTATAGAGATGTTACTATCTGGAAAAACTCTAATGGAAATATACAGACACTTCCACTGGCCCCAACAACAGAAGAATTAAGAATACAATTTCAGGATCTAGATCAATATAAAATGGTAAGTGATTCTATGATTTGGAATTCAGGTACATTTAAAGTTCTTTTTGGCGCACAAGCAGAGACAGAA